GAAATACATTAATATAATTATTGACCATATGGAACTGAACTCAATCAAAAGGTTAGTAGCAATAGAACAACCAGAGATTCTAGTAATAGATACAATTGATGCTGTATCAGTGCCAAGAGTACGTCAAGGTACAACAGAACATATAGATACTGTTATTAATGGTGTTCGTGAGATGACTAATAGAAACAGAACAATAAGTTTTGTAGTAAGTCATGTATCTAAGGAGGCATCAAGAGCCAATCTAAATGCTTTAAGTGGTAAAGGCTCTACTCATATTGCTACTAAAAGTGATAATGTTGTATCTATAGAAGGTGAGAGACAATCTGTAAAGCGTATGTTTAAAGTACATAAAGCTAGGTCTCAAAATTCTTTTGCAACATATTTAAAGTTTAATCCTCAAATATTTAACTTTACACAACATTCATGAGAATGATAGAAAAAGTTTTTAGTAATCTGTTCTTTATAAAACAATTGATTAGAGAACTAGCTAGTAATGTAGAGATTATTATTAACGATATTGAGGATAGAAAAAAAGAAATGACTTCGGTGTGTCCTGTATGCAAGAATCCAAAAGGTGATGCTTATGGGACACATTGGAAAGGTCAAATTAAATTACATTACGTTAAATGTTCTAATTGTGGTACTAAATATGAAAGAGCATTTGTAACAACAAGAAAGATCAAATGATTTTTAAATTAGAAAAACTAAATACTAAAGATAACGCTGGATTTAGGATAAAGTTATTTAAATATATAAGCATTACTTTTCTTATAAGTAGCTTAGAAGGTACACACTTCACAGTAGCTTTTGGAATATATCCAGCAGAAACATCTTTACAACTTTCCCTCTGGGACTAGGAGATAATATGACTGATGAAAATATAAGATATACTATAGCAGCATTAAATGCTTGTATAGTAGCAGGAAAAGATTCTGGTAGTAGACTACAAACACAGAAATTGCAACAAGCACTTGATGCTTTTACAAAAGTAACCAATACAAAAGATTTAAAAGATAAAGCTCAAGGAGTTTTTGGAGAAATTTGTGAAACATGTGACTGATTGTTGTGGTGGAGAAATAATTCTTCACGATATATGTTCTGATTGTGGTGAGCATATATGAATAAAAAAAAGAAAGAGGTAGATATGTTATTCTATCATGACCCAGGTGACGAAAACGATAATAAAGATATATCTAAAGATGCTGAAATGATACCTAAAGACCTTGCAGAAAAAATAAATGAAAGAAATAAGTTGAGGAATGAAATAGAGGAGGATGAAGATGCCGAGCAAGAGTAAAGCAAAAGGTAATCGTTTTGAGCGTTATATAGTCGATAGAGCTAAATTCTTTGACATAAAGGCTAAAAGAGCATGGGGTAGTGATGGAAGGTCAATGGGACAACATGAAGAAGTAGATTTAGTTATAGGTGAAAAATTAAAGGTACAAGCCAAGTGTAGAAAGAAAATTGCAGAATGGATGTTGCCTAATGAAAATGTAGATATACAAGTAATTAAAGGAGATAGAACAGATACTTTGGCAGTAATGCCACTAGATTTCTTTTTAGTTATGTATAAGCTATCAGAAAAAGATTAGAAATATAAAGGGAATTAAAACTGTTAAATAATGTTGAATACATTGTCGTCAGTCAAACAAAAGGTGGTAACGACCTTGATTCCCTTTATAGATTTAGGGTATAAACACAACTAAAATAGTATTGATTAATTGAAGTTAATTTCACAAGTAACAATAATAATCAGTTTATACCCTAGAAATATGGGGGTAAAGACTTAAATTTGACAAATAACAAGTGGATATAAAAAGTTAGTATAGTTAGTTTGACAAATGAAAAAGATAAAAGATAATTGGTTTGGCAACCCTTTACCCCCAAACATTGTAAGAAGAGTTTTTATGAATACTTATAGACATAGACTTGACAAAAAGCCAAAGCATTATAGGCAACTTACAGTTAAAGCTACATGGGATGATTTATCTATACATATAAAACAATTGGAAACAGCAAAAAAGCCATACTACATACATAAACATCATGGTGGTAAAATATCTATATGGACTGAAAAATGAAATCAGAAGTAACATTAGTAATACAAGTTAAATTACCTAAAGATATGACTGAGTCTTTTGATATGCCTGAAGTAATGGAGAAGGTTAGATTAGACATAGCACAAGGTTTGATCATAAATCCTAAACATGTATGGATAAAAGAAGTTCTTAGTAGCATGGATGTTTCTATGGACTTGGATATGGCTGAAAGTTAATTATGATTTATAAAGCAAATAAAGTAAGAGACAAATTTCATAAAGAAAAAATTCAAATAAATACAGATGCTTTGTGTTTATTGAATGAAGAAATTATGAGATTAATAAATAAAAAAATTGATAAATGTAAGTTTAATAATATAAAAAGACTTACTGGTGATTTATATCATTATACAAAATAATTGAGGGTAGACATTCAACATCGTAATCACGCTTACGACTCACCTACATCCTCCAACTGTTTACCCTCATAACTTTAGGAGGCAACTTGAAATTTAAATTCGATGATATAATAAAAATTGTTTTAGGTTATGTAGTGCTATATGCATTAACATTAAAAACAATACAGATTATTTTAACATTACCAATAGCATATCTAATAGGTATGGTAATTATGAGTTTATATGATGAGTATAAAAGATAATAAAGATGCTATTAACCCAGATTACTATAAAGGTAATGGTAAAATAGAAACAACTAAATACATATTATCTCACAAGTTAAATTTTTGTGAAGGTAATATTATTAAGTACATTACTAGGTATAAATTAAAAAATGGATTAGAAGATTTGTTAAAGGCAAAAAAGTATTTAGCATTGTTGATTGAGGATGTAGAAAAAAATAATGTTTGATATACACCCTTTTACAATCATAATATTCCTAATGGTAACATACCTAGCATTGTTTATGGACTTTGAAGATAAATGAGTCCAACCCCTTTTCACTGCCATACATGTGACAAGCCAACTATGAACTCCTCTGGAGTTTGTGATAGCTGTTTAGAAAAACAACAAACTAGTGTTTATCTTAATAGCTTTAATAAAATACCTAAACCTAAAAGAACATATCAATGTCCTGATTGTGGTGCGTATCATAATGATGATAAAGAATATTATTGTTTTGATTGCAGAAACCAACCAACGCATTACGAAGAGACAGAAGATTTGTTTTATTAGGTTCTTCCTAACACGATCGACAAAGTAGGAGAGTGGACTAGTTCTGCTCTCCTGCTTTCTTTTCCTCTTCGGTCACTTTTCTTTTATCTCTAACTTTAGCAGCTATTTGATATAGTGGGAATCCAGTTGCTTTGTTTACTAAAGATAAAGGAGACTTCATGATGTCCATTCCAGTTTTAATCATCATCCCTCCTGGCATCATGTTATAAATATAATAATCATAAAATCTTTCCCAATCACCTTTTAATGCACTACCCAAAGGTTGCATTATAAGTCTTGCCGATGGTGGAGAAACAGCTTGTACTACATTAAATGGTGCTGGTAGTGTGCCAAAGAAAGCTCTTTCTCTCTCTTTCTCTGAACCAAATGCCACATCTGATAAATCTTGTAGTATATTATATGGTGGTGGTACTACGTTCTCAAATAATGATGCTGGAAAATAAGATGCTAATGAAATAACAAACATATCAGCCAACATCATCCTCTTAAATTGATCAAACTCTTGTGTATCAGGATTAAAACCATATCCCTTTGCAGCTTTGTAGAATTGCTTTCTTAATCTTATACTATTCCATGTAAATAATTGGAATCTAGAAAATACCCTACCAAAAGATGTTCTAGAAAATGCAGGTCTTTGTGCATTGTTGTATAAATATTGAGAAGTTTGTGAACCTTTTAATGCAAACTTAACAAGAATAGGGTCATCCCTTTCAAATACAATTCCATTATTACTAAATACTTCTTGAGCTTTTTTATAATGCATCCAATAAGACCTAGTTCTTAATCTTTCCTCTGCTACTCTCATTAAGAATCCAGCTCCTCTTTCAGCAGTTTGTGATATACCTGCTCTCCTTAAAATTTCCCCAGCATTTTTTCTATTTAATTGACCTTTGTCACGCAACTCTCTAAGTTCTTTTTTTGCAGTTTCAATCTTTCTTCCTTTGCCTTTTGCAAATATAGGATTACTATTGAACTCACCAGTTAGAAAAGTTTCTACTGCACCATGCTCTTCTGCAATCTTTCTAAAATACTCATAACCTCTTTTAATAGGGTCACCCTTTGCCTTTGGTACAATTTTATCTAATGTTCCGTAAGACATATACATATTGTCAAAACCAGCACTAATCATGCTATTAAAATTACCACCAACTACGTTGTTGAAATATGTTCTTGTATTAAATAACAAAGTATATAGCTGATACTTGCCTTCCATATTACTAAAATGATTTAGTTTCCTACCAAGATCTTCTGGGTTTTTGTACCATTTGCCTTTCTCACCTACTAGACCTGGAAGATTCCTATTCATTTTTTCAAAGATATATTTATCTGTAAACTTGTAGTATAATGATTTTTTATTTCCTGCAAAGGTTGGGTCGTCTGCCCATTTCTGTGGCATGATAGAAGGATAGCCAAGGTTATCAGCAAGATAGAGTTTCATAAACCTTTCCCATTGTACATTGTCTTTACCAAAAGAATTACCTTTATGAAAATCTCTAATCGTTTTATATCCTGCAAGTCCTAACATATGATTAGTTGTAGCTTTATATATTTTACTATGATATTGACCTAATACATCAACACTCTTTCTATATCCAGGAGTAGGGTCGTTCTTATCTCTAGTTAATAAGTTTTGTGGTCTTGACCTCATACCTAATGTACCATGTAGCTGGTCATTTTCTTTTAGCCTTCTGCTCTTTTTATTATCTTGTAATACTAATCTAGCTAAGTTATCACTAAGACCACCATCTACAGAATTTGCATTGTCTACAAGCTCTTTTGCTTTTTGTGCTGCTTCAGCTTCTCTAGTAGCTATTTTTCTTTCCATGTATTTTTGCACTTCAGTAGGTAGATGATTCATGTGTGGAAAATAACCTTCTACATATCCTGCACCACGAAACTTAAATTTTTTATCATTCTTTCTAAACCAAGCATCAATTTGGTCTGAATTAAGCTCACGAACTAGCTTATTGCTGTTCTTAGAGGTAAATGACTCTAATTTGATTATAATGTCGCTTAATCGTGCGTAATGTATAAATGGCTCAGGTTGTCCCATCTTTTTTTGAAATAAATTAGAAGAAATGCGTTTTGATATGGTTGCATCAATATTTATGTTACTAATTTTCTTACCATTTGCAGGATTTTTTAATACAACAAAATTCCAAAACTCATGATTTGGATTTGATTCATCCATTACATTGATTTTTGCATCATCATATTCTTTTTTATTTGCAAATCTTCTACCATAAATAACTTCTTGAACATCACCTAAAGTAGATTCCATATCTTTACTTACTTGATTTACTAATTTTTCATATGTCAGTTTTCTATTATCACCACGAATTGTTAATACATATTTCTTGCCTTTGTACTTATCTCGATTTGATAATGCCTTTGCATATGAATCTTTATATATTTGTGCATCTGCTCCTTTTATTTCAATCAAAGCAACTGCATCACTAATAACATCAGATTTAATTTCAGTAGGTATGTTTTCTGTATAGTCAAACTTTTTAATTAACTTCTCATTAAATCTTTGACTTACTGAATCATACATTTCTAATGATGCTTGTGTTGTAGCTTGTAATTTACCTGAGTTAGATATAGGTATTTGTAAATCTCTTAGCTCTGCACCCTTTCCTGGCTTTAGTACAGGTGCTTTAGTCTGTGCCCACTTTAAATCATATTGTAAATGTTGTTCTGATATAGTTGTTGGAAACTTGAAAAAGTCTTTCCATTTTAATGGCATACCTTTTTTAGCAACCATATTAGCTAGTTTTCCATTAGTAACTGTTCTCCAGAAACCTATAAAGTTATTCATAGTAGTAGCATCTAGTTGTTCTAACGATCTTGGTATCTTTATTTCAGCTCCCATTGGAGACATTGCAGCAGTACCTAAAAACTTTGCTTCAAATCCTTCAGTATATGCTTCTCTATGGTGATTGAATATTTCAGATAAATACTTTTTATATTCTAATGTTTGTTGTGTAGGATTTTTAAGTGGTGTTCTCCTTAGAAGATTCATTGTTAGATTAAGTCTATCTTCTCGTTTTGCTTGTGTGCGTACTGCTTCATATTTACTATTACTACCTGCTATTAACTGCCTAGCATAGGATACTGTTGGTTTATTTTGTATTGCATCAAATACATTAGAATAATCTTTAAACCAGCTCTTTATCATAGAATCTGGTACTAACTCAGAAACAAACCCAAATCTTTGTAAATCAGCTACATAACCTTTTTGCACCTCAGAACCCTTTTGTGCATCTACTGCTTTTTGCAATCCTTTTGGTAATTCTTTCGGTTTGACTACTGATATATTTATTTCTTGTGGTGTGGGTCCAAGTATATTATTAATTAATTTTTCTTGTATTAAATTTTTTATTTCTGGAGAAGATCTATCAAGTCTTTCTTTTAATGCTATATTTACATCGTTTGGTGTTTTAAGATTTGTTTTATTAATATAATCTAATGCTTCAGGGGTAAGTCTATTTTTATCTAATCTAGTAACTGTGAAATATGATGCATAGTTTATTTGCTCTGCAAAGTTAATAGCATCAAAGATTTGTTCTTTAGTAGCACCTTTATTTTGAGCAGCTTTAATAGCACCAGCTAATCTTTTAATAGATACTAACTGTGATAGTGCATCTGATATTTTTCTTCTTTGTGCATTAGGGTCATTTAGTTTTTCAATACTAAAACCTTGTACATTTTTAAAAATTAATGCATCAAAGTCTGAGTCTAACTTACTTATCTCATCAATAAGTTTATTAGTTTGCTTTGTTAAGTTTCGAGTATTTATTTTATTGGTAACATTAAAATCATACTCAAACTTCTTCATATTTCTAACGTATTGCTGTAACCAAAGTGGTGATCCTTCTGGCAAAGGTGTGTCATTTATCACTTGTAAGATGTCATCTATTCTAGCTTTTTCAGTTTTTTGTAATTTACGATTCCATCTCCTACCCCTTATACTAGCATCAACTTTTAAAATATTACCTATTTCAGGGTCATTCCATAACTCTTTTGGTTTTTTCTTTCTTCTATAAATCTTATCATATATAGCTTGTGATAATGTTTGGTTGTCTACTAATCCAGCATAGTCTTTTGAATCTGCTGCTAACTGAGTTATGCTTCTACCAGTTTCTCTGATGCCTTTACCCTTATCTCTTTGAATGGTTTTATTCTTACGATTAGTTTCATACTCATAAATAGCTCTTGCTCTTCTGCTAGTGTTAACAGCAACCCCAATACTCTTAGCACTTTCGTATACAGATTGACCTACTTGCACTCTTAACGATGGGTCAAATACAGATATATTACTGCTTCTTATATCAGATAGTTTTTTATCACCATATTCTGATACTGTAAATTGTCTTTCTGCTTGTTTACTTTTAGCGTCTATAAACTTACCACCTTGATAAAACTCATCTTTATTCTTCTTTAGTTGTTTTCTAAAAGACTTTGGCATTGATTGATATAGAAATACACTATCAATATCTAAATCCATTCCAGAAAATTGTATCATATCCTTACCATTTAATACAATTCCTGCACCTCTATCCCCTGTAAATCCTTTGAATTTTAAGGCTCTAATGCCACTTAATGCATCAATTGGAACTCTAGTAACAACAAACTCAAAAGCATCCTCTAACTGTGCTTTACGAGCCTTAGAAAGCTTCTTCTGGGTGTATTCTGCATATGCATTACCAAGAGTCATTTCTTTATCACCAACACGAATAATAAAGTTTTTCCATTCATTGCCAAGATGCATTTCACCTTCTTGTGTTTTTAATATTTTCCTATAAACAATATTGTTAGGTACACCAATAGCTTTACCAGAATACTTTACTTTAGGAGATATAACTCTATCTATAATATATTTAGTAATTACTTGGTCAGAAAAATTAGTAACCCATTTGTGATTAGTTACAGCAGGATTTAATTCTGCTACTGTTATAATCCTATCACCACTAGCATTAAACCTTCTAGCATTTTTCAGTAAGTCTAATTGTGCTTGTGTTTGTATATCACTTTTGAGGTATTGATTATCTGCTGATAATAGTTTTTTAAATACATGTGAGTATAATCTACTTGATGTTTGTTGTTGTGTTATACTTGCTATTAAATCTATAGGTATGTCATCTATATTTAATTTGGATATTTCATTGTCAGTAAGAACTTTTTTTCTAGCAAGATGATCTTCTATCTTTTTACGAATTACAGGGTCACCATCTATACCTTCTTTTTGCACATAATCATATAATTCATTTAAACTTTTTTTACTAAGTTGTTGTAATGAAGGAGTAGTTAATAATTGTTGTACTACCTTTTGTGGTTTAAGACTGCTTTGTGGGTTTTCATATACAGATAAATTAAGTCTTATATCTTCAGGCTTTATTTTAGTTATATAATCTTTGCCTATATATCTTATTGGGTCAAAACCTCTTCTGTTTATAGGTAAGTATTTTGCAGATGCAAATTTTCGTAATCCTGTTTGTTTAATAGCAGTATCATATATTTCACCATGTATTTTCTTAGTTACTAAAGATTTATTTATTATACTTGGTGCTTCAAAATAAGCTAATTTGCCTAACAACAATCCTTTACCAGCTTCTTTACTAGCAATAGTTCCTTTTAAAATAGATGACCTGTTTGGAAAACCACCCTCATCTAACATTTTTTTAAATAAATCTTTTCTTAAAAATACAATACCATCAACATGAGCATTTATTTCTTGTCCAACCTTATCTACAATATTTTGATTTTTACTGTTAATTAATGCAAACTTTAACTCAACATCACCATTAGCATTTATTTCAGAATCTTTTAATGTGACTTTACCTTTGTTATTAATAAATCTTGTTTTTGAAAGTCCAGGTTCAGCTGCATCAAATAATTGCATCCTATTATTAAAATCTACAACATCTAAGACAAACGCTTTTTTGTTTTTCTTAGTAGCCTTTAACATATCTTTTAAAGGTAGTCCATTCATGTTTTCTAATAAACGTATATTACTAGCAAACATTCTATCGTATAAATTATTAGCTTGTCTCTTAGTAAGAGATTTACCTGTTGTGCCTATTTGTGTACCAACAATATTATTACTAAAATCATTTCTTAGTTTTTTGTATTGAGCAAGTGAACCTACTGATTTAGCATATCCTTGTGCTATGTTAGTAGCTCCTGAAACAGGTACTAAGAATGGAACAACTTGTAATGTGCCTTTAGCTTTTTTACTAGATAAAATATATGCTTCTTGATTTAATGCCAAATCTACACGAACGTCATTAGCAAGGTTTGTTTCTTTACCTGTTTTGCTATTAATAAATACATCAGCATCTAATAATCTTTGTTCAATAAATTTTCCTTGATTATCTTTTACATGATAATATTGAAGTTCTTGTACACCTCTAACTTCAACAGGTTTGTTTTGTAAATGAGGTAAACCTTTAGACAAACCTATAACAGTATCATCTAATAAACTGTTATGTTTCATTTTAGTAATTACATTATTATCTAAACTAATGCTACCTCTAGGCTTTATGCCACCATCAGGACTATCTACATAAACTATTTGATTAACCTCTTTTAATCCCTCGTTATATCTTATATATGATTGAAGATCTCTTTCTATTTTACTAAAGGATTGTGGATATAATTTTCTAAATGCTTCTAATTGTTCAGCTTGGTCTATACCACGATTAAAACTTTTTGATACTTTGATTAAATTAGTTTCTGCTTCAAATCTATTAAATCCATCTTTTTCTAATGTATTTAATACTCTATTTAATTTATCACCTTGCAACTCACTTGTAGTAAAATCAATAGAAGATTCATCTATTTCATAAACAGCATCTTTTCTAGCTTTTTTAAATGTAACTGGCTCTATAACATCTACATTATTTACACTAACCAATTTAGATACTAAAGGTTTAGAGGCATCTACACTCTCTAATTCGTATGTTTTTAATTGATTCTTTTTGTTTACACCTGCATTTAAATCTACATAAATAGGTTTACCAGTTTTTTTATTGATACCCTCTACAAAGTTTTGTCCTAATTGAAAAGATTCTTTCGGTGCGAGTTGTGCTATTAGTTGTCTTGTTTGAGGGTCAACTGCTAATTGTGTATCTATATATGATTTAGTTTCTGTAGGTAAAGTTTGATAATCTTTAATGTTGTCTTTAGTTAAGTAATAAAAAGGTTCACCTTCATTAGCAATACGTTCTTGTCTTTCTTGTACAGCTTGACCTACTCTTTTACCAGCAAGTTGTTGCTCAAAAGGTTGGGTCTTATAACCAAAATATCCACCTAACAATGCTTGATAAATATATTCTGATGGAGGTACTTCCATTCCAGATAATGCACTAGTACCTGCTACTAACCCTGTATTAGCTATAGCACCAGCTAAAGCACGAACACCATTTAGTCCTTGTTGTTGTTTTACTGGGTCAGGATTTTTTACAAGGTTGTTTAGTGTTTTAAAATTCGGTATACCTGCAAAAACACCACCAGCTACAGTACCCTGTACAAAGCTAGACATCATAGTGTCTAAACCTTCTTGCCAAGAAGATACAGCACTTGCTGTACCTAGGTGCAAAGCTTGTTGTGTTATATTACCAAGTTTACTTGTATCTTTAAAAAAATTAGTAACTCTATTAGCTGGTAATGCTTTGGCTCCTCTTGATACACCACTAAACAATGCATTTGTTGCCATCATAGGTACAGAAACACCAGTTGCAACACCACCAAATCTTCCTGGTTGTCCTGTTACTTTTGTAGCTTTTGCAATCTTAGAACCGATACCTACGGCTTTTACTCCTGTTCCTAAAGCTTTAGTACCAGCACTTAAAAGAGTACCTGCTCCAGGAATAATACCTATAAATCCAAATAAATGACCTACACTATTAGCTATTCTTTCTGCTTCGTTTCTAGGAGCTTCACCTATTTTTAACGTAGTCATTCCAGATGCAAACCCTTGTGCAGTTTGCTTTAGGGTTCTACCTATGGAAAAGTCCATACTATTGGGGTTTCGCATAAAAGATATATTATTATCTTTTGCGAATGATTCTAGTTGGTCTACTTCCTCATCACTAAATATGTCTGGAGATTGACTGTAAAGGTCGAGTAAATATTGTGACATTTATTGTGTTTGCATTGGTGGAACAGATGCTTTCTTACCAGCATTTATCATATTAGTTATTCTTTGTGCCTCTAACACTAGATCTTTTCTTTGTACTTTACTAAATCCAAAATCTTTAGAATTATTAATAAGAAATTGTGCTGCAGCGTTACTAGCATTTATTTGGTCAGTACTAGCATTACCACTACCTAACATAGTATTTATGTTTCCAAGCATTTTATTTATATCATTAAACTTTGTTTGTTTGATACTTTTAATTATTTCTCTATCGGCTTTTCCACTTTGTACTAAACTTGGACTAGCAAACGCATATCCTAAAAAAGATTTTGCCCATGATTTCCTATTGTTACCTTTAGTATCAACATTAGCTAATATAGCATTAGTAATAGGATTTAGCATGTTAGTATGCTCTTTTATAAATCCAGCTTCGGTAGGCATTTTCTCCATCATAGCTTCATATTGTTCTTTTTGAAATGCGTGTTCATTTTTAGCTAAACCAAGTTTTTCATTTTCTATATTTAATCTAGCTTTATCATTTTCCATTTTAGCTTTAGATGCTTCTATACTTTGTTTGGTTGCATCAATACCAACTTGACCTGCTTCTAAATTTTGCTTAAGCGTTTCTGGTTGATAAGTTAAAATGTTTTGATTCATTTGATTTGTTATACCTGCACCTATATTTCCTAATCTTGCACCTTCATTACTTAATTCTGCTCCTTTAACTCCAAGACCAGACATAGCTACTTTATCTGCAAACGTAGCATCACCTAACCGATAAGCTAGGTCTTGTGCTTTAATTTGACCTCTTTGTAATTCATTTGTTAATGAAAGATTGTCTAATCTTCGGTCAAATGATTGTTCAGCAAAACGATTATCTAAGTTAATTTGATTTGTTCTAGCTGTTTGAGTACCTGTTTGTGCTTGAGTCAAACCTGTTCTAGCTTGTAAATTAGCTAATTGTGGGTCTCTAAATGCCATTCTTTCATCTTCATCAAATGCTTGTTTTCTTTGGTTCAATGCCAAATTAGCATTTTGAATATCAACTAATGCATTTCTATATTGTTGATTGCCTACAATTTGTGATTGCTGATTAGCTAATTGACCTTCTTTAAACTTTGCATCGTTAGCAGCAATTACTGACTTTAACTTCAGATTTTCCATCTGCATGTTTTGTTCAAATTGTTTGTCTTTTCTCGCAAATAATTTTGCGTCTAGTGAATCTACTAAACTCATATTAATACCTTCCTAACATTGGTGGTGTAGCTAAACCAAAACTATTTCTACCCATTCCAAAATTACTATATGCTGGAGCTGACACTACTCTATTTAACATACTCATATTCATACCTCCACCCATAAATGTAGGAGCTGGTCCCATTTGTGGTGGGGGTGCTATTGTACCTCCTTGTTGTGGAGCCATCATGCCTCCTGCATTTATAGCCATTTGTTCTGGTGGTATAGCATTATAATTTATTTGTGGTGCAGGTGCATCTCCCATTTGTGGAACAGCTTGTTGTTGATTAACAAAATTACCTATACCTTGACCAGCTCTTTGTAGTAAGCCTCCTGCTCCTTGTATTCCACTAGCCAAAGTATTACCAATTGCTCCCATGCCACTACCAAATCCTTGTGTAAATGCATTACCTATACCACTAGCTACATTACTAACTGCACCTCCAATATTACCTGCAATGTTACCAGCATTACCCATTAATCCACCTATTGCTTTTGCACCTGTACTTAAACCTCCAAGTATAGATGCACCCACTCCACCTGTTAAAGCAGATACTCCTAGTTTAAATGGCTCCATTGCTGCACCTTGTTGCATTTGTCTTTTTTGATCTTCTAATTGTATTTCTTGTAAATCGTAATTAGCTAGTTGATTTGCTACATTGACAGCTTGATTTTGCCTTCTACCATATTCAGCACCTAATTGATTTAATACGCTTTCACCACCTTGTGAAGCCATACGTTGTGCTTGTTGTTGAGCTATAGCACTACTTCCACCTTGTGCAGCCTGTACTCCTAGCATTGTGTTTAGATTAGCTCGGTTGTCACCCATAGCTCTTCTATAATAATCAAAATTAGCATATGGGTCATTTAATGAAGCATATTGTTGTTCTAGTGCTGATGTATCTATATCAGTTCTAAAATTATTAGCTCTATCAAATCCCAACGCTTGTGATAGCATACTCATAATTTAATCCTTTAAAGTTAATTCTGTTTTTGCCCAACCCTCATCAGATTTAGCTTCAATGTAAACTTTGTCATCTGTCTTGTCTTTAACAACTCTTACATCACCAGCGTTCCCTTCAAAGTTTTGAGCAGGAGGTCTTAGGTTAGTTAATCTTTTTTCTATTGCATTTATTTTTAGATATATATCATCTATTACAATTTTTAAATCTTTATCTTCTATTTTTACTTTAGGTCTACTAGCTATTTCACCAAAGCTTTTAGCCAATACACTATCTATTAATTTTCTCATTTGATTGACAACTTTCTTAATACAATTGCTATAGAGTCTACTTTTTCACCATTAGTACCACTTACCTTAACAGCAATAGTTTTACCCTTTCTAGCATTTGCAGGAAGAGTAATACCATTAGCTTCATTAGTTAAGGTACTAGCATTGACAGAAGATGCTGAAGAAAAAGAACCTTTATCTATAGCGTATTGTACATCTATAGTGCCAGTACCAAATACATATATCTTAAAAAATATTTTTCTTTGAGAATCCGTACCTATATTTAAATCACCACTTTGCCATGTAAAAGCTAATTCAGTTGTAGATGTAAATAATTTTTCAAGTGAATTACTATCAGCAATAACAACATCACCCTCTTTGTTGTTATATCCACCTTTAAAAACTGTGTTTCCAAATTTATACAAATCCCATCTGCTTTGCGATATATTATATGCCCATGCCCATTGTTCATCACCTTGAACTAAATTAGTTTGAAAAAATGTTATTATAGAATTTCTTTTAGAATCAAACAACATAAATGAATCGTAAGTCTTTAGTCTATTCTGCCATGAATAGCTTGATCCTTCGTTTATAACATTACTAATTGGTGCAGGGTTACTACCATTATGTAGATAAATATTTCTATCATCTGCAATAGCCATACCATACTCAGTTACTAATACACAATTTTGATTTAAACATCCAACACCATCAAACTCATCTTCTACTACTAATGTTTGAGGATTTACCTTTATCATTTTATTTTCACCAAAAACATATAATTTACCTAAGAAAGATGCTAAAGCAGTAGGTAAAAAATCAATACGAACATAATCTAATGTCCAATCAAATGTATTAAATCTATAAGGTTTACTTTTAAAAATATATGTTTGTGATTCAAAACCTATGTCAGATTGCATACAATCAGCTATAAATAATGAATTATCAAGTTTTTCAGATAATTTATAGTTTACATGTGTAGTTTCAAGTGTTTGTGGTATACCTGTATTGTCCTCATAGGATGTACCTAGTTCTTCATTTAGGTCGTGAAAAGTAATGGTCTTTGTATTGCCACTAGTAGATGCACCTGCATATGTCATTAAATTAAAATCTTTTACAAGTCTATAAAACCCTACTGCTTTAAATTGACTTCTTGGTGATGTACCACGATATACCCTTAAATTAGTAATTCTTTTAGTAAACTTTGTATCTCCTGTATCTATTGCTATAGTTACTTTTATACCTTTGTTAGTATTATTAGCACCACTATTTTCATCTACTTTAGCGTGTCTACCCCATGTATTTATACCTATATTTTCTTCAAAGTATAATGGTGATTCTTGATATTCATCATATACTACACTAAATGCATAATGATAAGCTGCATCACTGTAAGGAATAACAGCATTTTGTGTGCTTTCCTGTACAGTTATTGTAAGAAAATCATCAGGATTGTGACATTCAGAATCAAATAAATTATATCCAGTTGTAGAGCCAGTATTAAATTGTGTTCTTCCATTTAAAAATATTATAGATTTTGCAGTAGCAGGTAAATTAAAAGAATTAGATGTGCCACCAATATGTAACTCACTATTATTTGTTACAAAGTTAACATCTGGTTGATTGCCTAATGAACCTATAGCACCATCTAAAGATTTAGCAGTATTAAATTCATATACATCGCTAACTAAATTTAGGTTACCAGCATTGCCACTATTATCATAAATAATTAAATCTCTTTCACCTACTTGATTTACTCTTTGCAATTCAGCAAAGTCAGTTCCAGTATAATTTATCCAATTGGTTTGACCAGGAATAGGTACAAGCTTACCTTGTTCTGTTAAAGAATCTATATTCTCAGAGTGTACTGCTGCATTAGGAGCTACATCTCTTGAAGAAGGACTAGTAGCTACTCCTACATCAAATGATTTTATTTCAAATGCCTCTTTTGGCATTAATTACTTCTCCTTCTTTGCTTAGAACCTCTACCATTGCCAAGCTTACTTTCAATGTAATTAAGTTGATCAGTTGTATTATCAGCCATACTTTTAAATTCATCTAACATTTTTAGTTCATGGTCAGATATAGCTTCTTTTAAATTATTTTTTGCATCAATAAGTTTTATTACAATATCTTGCAAGTCATCTATCTTTTTATTTAATTCAGATGTCATCCATTTAAATGTCATAAAAAGTATTGTAGCACTTAATCCTGCAAATCCTATCTCAGTCCAATTTTCCATCATCCCTTATCCATTCATCTTTATGTATACTATTTGAGTCTAACATGTACTCTATTGTTCTAAATAAACTATCAACTTCAAACATACTGCGAGTTAATTCAGATTCAATTTCTTCTGCACTTTTGCCGATATAAAAATGGTCACAAGCCCAAGTGAATAAACCAATAAACAAGAGACCAAAATAAAAACCATGAAAAAACTTATTACATCTATCAGTAAGTTTTTTAATCTTTCCATTCATCTTTTACAACAACAACAGTCACATGTACAATTATCACAATTCATTTTACCATTTCACCTTGTGAGACCAATAACGAGCAGAGAGCTTTGATGGTTTAGCATCTTGTGCATTATGCCTAGCATAGTAAGATCTTCTTCTAGCTTTATCTTTTTTTGATTTAGGATTCTTACCAGCACCTCTAACTCCTTGCTGACCAAATCTAATAGTCTTTGTAGTATCACCAACTTTTGCTACTACAATATGACTTTTTGTTTTATGACCAGGAGTTCTTTTAGGTTTATTATAACCTGATACACCAGCTCTTGCTAATTTAGGGTCTCGTTTACTTTTTCTTTTTTTTCTTGGCATTTTTCTTCATTATTGCTTGTTGAAGTTTTTTTGGTAACTTTTTTTGTTTTGCAGTTAAACCTTTCTTCTTTGTCATTTTCTTTTTAGGTCTACCTCTTTTTGAACCATAGGTTCCTTTTCCCATTGGCATTATGCGTTCCTTACCTTTCTTGCTATTTTTTTTGTGTATTTAGCTCTTTGCTTACCTCTTTTGGTAGCAGCTCTTTTTCTTTTATTAGTAGAAGCTTTTTCGGATTTACTAAGACTTTTCCTAACTGACTCAGGTAAATACCTGCCTCTTTTTGATTTTGGTTTCTTTTTGTCACTTTTACTTACATAGTCCCATTTTTGTTTTGTCCATTTACTAAGACTATTATCACTTGATTTTGCACCTCTATATCCACCTCCAGCTTTTTTGTATCTTGCAGTAGCTAATTGAGCTTTTCGTGCAGACCATTGACCTGACCTACCTCCCTTATTACTTGCCTTGACACTAGCAACAATTCTTTTCCATAGACTTGGTTTGGTTTTCTTTGCTGAAGCCATATTATGCCTTTAAAGTTTCACCCCATAATGTAGTTCTATTTTTGTGTATCTCACAAACATCAACACGAAAATGTCCGTCGGTAAACCAATCAATTACAGCAAATGCTAAAACCCAATTATGTAATCTATTTTTCAACCATTTATTTTTTTGTGGACTACAATCTTTTAAACAACCTAAAGACCATGCACCAATTGTACCACCTAATTTAGTAAGCGTATGCCTTTGTACATCATGGGTATGCCCATACATTACATTCTCTCCATACGCTTCTAAATGTTTTTTTGCATGATAAGTAGTAGCATATGCACCATGAAAGAAACATAGTTTTCCTATTTTTAATGGAGCACCATAATCATAGTATTTATATCCTCTTTTATCCCAATAACATGCTTTTCTAAATTTATAGTCTTTCATGTAAGGATAACGAATAACAAAGTTGTCTAACCAAATATCATGATTACCAGCAAGTATGTACCTTTCAGTACAATTTACTTTGTCTAGATAATGGTCTATTTCATCAATACCTTGATTTACTAATCCTATTTCTTCATCTATAATAGGTATTTGATATTCTAGTGGAGGACATTTTTTGTCTTTCCATCTCCATGCAGATACAGATTCCCATTCTCCAACATCACCTAAATTGATAAATAAGTCAGGCTTAACCATTTCTATGGCTTGATATACTATCTCTAACGCTTTTTGATCGTGTATGGGATAGTGTTGGTCTGGAATTACTATGCCTCTTTTTGCTTTCATACCATATGTTTTTCTACTACATCCATCCATTTTTCAACTGTACCAGCACCTTCATGAGTATTATAAAAATCTTTCCAATAGTTAGCTTGTCCTAAACTATCTTGTGGTAAAGCTTTGGGTACTCTCCAGTATTTTAGTCTACAATGAATAATAGCAGCTGCCATATTTGTAGATAAAATCCAATCCCATAATTCTTTATCATTACTCATCCATATAGATTCATCTAACTTGCTAATCTCTGCACACTTTGTTACTAGTTTCTTTCTATAAGAAATATAGTTTTCAATCTGAGATACACAAGTATCTGGTTCAATTTGCCAATAACTTCTAGCTGGACCACCTATTTGATAGATGTACTTATAGCCAGACTCAACCATACCAGTCACTAACAATAACTCTACGGCTTCATCTTTACTATACTTTTGCCCCATCTGGCTAAGTACATCTTCAATAAGTCTTTTAGCTTCAGTTACTTTCATTTTAAATCTTCAAGATATGGTTTTATTTGTTCCCATATCTTATCATCTTCTTTGCTTTTACTTGCTTTGACTGCATGGTCACCTACATATAGTAGTAAGCCTATCATACCATACTTGTCTAACATTCTTTTTATTATTCTTCTAAGCATTTTCTTTTACCTTATCTACTGCATCTCTAACTCCATACAAACCTAACGCTGCAAGGATAGCATAAACTGCTTCAGGAATAGGTTGTCCAGTTGCAGTTTGATATACACCTATAACAGCAACACATATTGAGCACCATACAGTTTTTGATTTATACCAATTTTTATTAATCATTATTGTCTTTCCGAAACCTACAAACTATTTAGTTTGCTTTTGTGGTTCCTTAGTTTGTGTTTCTTTAGGAGGATTAATATCATTTAACATAGCTAAAGCACCTATCAATCTTTCACGCTCTGTAGCTTTCTGTTGTAAAAAAGCAGATGCTTCATTTATTGCTTCATCTAACTCTTTTAGTTGTTTATTAAACTCTTCCTGTTTTTTTGCTATTTGTTGTAAGTCCATTACGGTTCCTTATTTGATGCGTCAGTCAAATACTTTTATTTATCTTTTGCTTCTTTAAACATATCTAATGTTTTCATATGCTCATAAGCTTGTATCAATGGATTTTTAGCTGTAGATGTTAACTTCATATCAAAATCCACATTCATAACATCTAATGGTTCTCCATCAGCATCTCGCTCTTCTTTAGTTGCGTATATAGCTACTTGTGCAGATGTATTTTTTTCATCACCTACTTGTGTGTGTGTAGTATTAAGTCCTTTGAAGTAAGACAAACTAGTAATTACTATATAACCCTCTGATGTAGTTAATCCATATTTTGTATAGGACATTTCTAAAGCCATATTAATTTCCTTTCAAATCATTAATTTCTTGTTTTAACTCTTTAATAGCTTCTACTAATAAAGCAGTTACTTGTCCGTAATTTACGGAATATTGTGTAGTTTGTTCATTCTGATCTACTACTTCAGGTAAAATATCCGACAAGTCTTGTGCAATGAATCCTATTTCTTTGACTCCAAGTCTATTATCTTCAACAACTTTTTCACCTCTTAATCCATGTTCCTTTCTTGTAAAAGAAACACCCTGCATTTGCATTACTATATCTAAACTGTTTTCTAAAGGTTTTATATTTTCTTTTAATCTTCTATCAGAACTTCCATAGGAGCCAGTAGTGTAAGTACTTCCATGTACATAAAGTGCATATCCACTTCCACTTGTACCATTTATATTAAATGTACTATGACCTCTATTGTAAAAAAGTGCCCAAGTACCAGCACCTTGATAAAATAAACCTCCATTAGCAGATGTATTAAACATCCAAGTAGGTTTATCAGAATGTATATCTTGAAAAATTAATCCACCATATATACCATTTCTTCCATCAAATATAAATGAACCATGAGTATATCTATTGTGGTTAGGATAAATTTCTGGATTATCAGTGTCATTTGTATCAGGGAAATATATACCACCACCACCACTACCTTGTAACCAATCTCCAAACTTTACATAAGTACCATTACCATCTCGCAAAAAACTATTGTTCTTAAATATAACACCATAACCAGGAGTTTCAAATTTTAATGTTCTATACATTACATTTTCTGAACCAGTAATTCTAAATAATTCTAATGATGAACTACCAGTCCAAGCAGTAAATCTTATATTGTAACCATCCCCAAATATTGTACCATTGCCATTAGCCCATGTAATAGCATATCCATCTGACATGTATATATTACCACCCTCAACAGATAGTTTTTGGTATCCACCAGTACCACCTATTGCTACATTACCATTGCTTTTTATAACTAAGTCATCAAAACTAGCACTACCATCTCTACAGAAAGCTATACCTCTACCTGATGAATTAGAACCTATCATAGCATAGTTGGTACCACCAATAGTCACTTCACCAATTAATGCATTTGCAAATTGTGATGTAGTATCAGAGTATACATTTCCTGATATTTTTACTCTATATGAAGAAGATGGACCAGTATTTATACCTATTTTTCTATTGGCATCTACAGCAAAAACATTTGTTCCTGTGTTATAATCATCTTGAGTTGAAAGTGCAAAATTTTGACTTCCTCTCAATGCACCTAAATACCAAGGTGTACCTCCACTTGATTGCCCATTGTTAAAATATACAAAAGCTCTTGAATTGCTAGAAGTATGACCTTTTATATATATTCTTCCATCTTCACCTGAAACTGTATTGCCATCTATATCAATGTATGAACTAGAACCTGTATTTCTTATAAGTAGATTTCCAAAAATTGAAGTATCTCCACTTCCTAAAACTTGAAAAAGAGTTACAGTTTGATTGTAATTAGAAACAAATAAAGCATATTGAGAAGTTGAACTTCCACCTCTAACTTTTAATCCATGACCAGTAGAATGTGCATTATATAATTCTGTGCCAAATGCTCCATTTAAATCAGAAGTAACATAAAGTCTTTTTCCTACAGTAACATCCCCTGCTCCATTTAAAGTTAATGCTGTTTGTAGACTACCTGCTGGTGTAGTAGCAATTCTAAACCTCATATAAGATGCACTAGCAGATGCCCCATCAAAATTATTATCTATTCTATTTGTAAACCCTGTATCCCAATTAGCTCTAAAGACATGTCCAGTATTATTAGAGGTTATATCTGTTGTTAAAGTTCCATCATGTAAAATATTACCTGTTAAAGTTAAAGAACCATCAGTTCCAAAAGTTGCTTTATCAGAGCTACTATAATTAGCAGTTATATGTATTGGATGATTTGATGTAGTTCTTAAAGCTGTAAAAGACCCTCCACTATAAATATATGCTTGTGAACCACCACTTTCACTTACATTTATAAGTTGATTCACTGTAATGCTACTTGCAAAAGTAGTAGCTCTTTGCATATAGATATTGCCTGTACTAATATGATTTACATATAAATCTCCATGAGAAAAATTAGCATTAGCATCAGCTACTCCATCTATATGCCTCATTCTAGCTCTATTCGTCATCAACTCTTTACTACCCTGCTGAGTGCCTATAGTTACTGTATTTGAAAAAGTTGTCTGTGGTGTAACAGTTAATGTTCCACTACCATAATCTGCACCTAATGTCATTGCAGATCCATCGTGGTTTGCTGTTATTACACCTTTTGTTCCATTGCTTGTATATATTGAAAAATTAACTGAACCATTATTAATATGAGTTAATTGTTCTCCTGACCTAGAAGTGTCTCCAATTCGCAATATACTATTCCAAGCAGAACCTTTGAGGTGTGTTAATTTTAAAAAAGTAGCTTGACCTGATTCTTCTAATGTTAAAGAATGATTTTGTGTATCACCTGAATTGGTATAAAATTTAAATGAACCATGTGCTTGACCACTAGTAGCATGTAAAGGTATTTCTATTCTAGCACCTGTGTTGGTAGCACTAAATCCAGAAATAGCACTTCCAAAAGCAATATGAGTTGTAACCCAACCTGGATTTAATCCAATATTGCCTCTAAATTGAGAACCAGTTGTACTTACTTTTAACTGACTAACATTTAATCCTCTCATATCAACTATATCACCAGAAGAATTACCTCTATTCAAACTAGTAGTGCCATTATCAACAACTAATTTGTGAGAACCAATACTAGCTCCATTTATAGCTACTCCTCCTGCAAAAGTCGCTGATGAACTAGTAATAGTAGCAACATTATTTCCTGAAACTGCAAACCCTAAATTATCGCTTCCTGCATGATACATACCTGATGCTGCATTATAGAAACGAAACCCTGGATTACTAGCTCCGTTATCATTGGCATAAAACACACCAGTAGCTCTAACGGTTCCAGTAAAGGATGCATCTCCACTACTATCTATAGTAAATCTATCATGACCACTTGTTTTAATTTTTACATAATTACTTCCATTGTGTCCAAATATAGCATTGTTAGTTCCACCCCATTGTAATTGATAACCTTGGTCTAATTGCAAATTGCCTGTTATAGAAGGATTAGTAAAAGTAATTCCACTGCCACTATTGTATGTTAGTCCAGTTTCATTACCAGCTCTATTTTTTAAATTTATTTGATCAGCTAACAATGTAAGTGAGCCACTTGCATCATCATGTTTTATTTCACTTGTGCTACCATAAATTAATTTTAGTTTAGTTCCAACTGTAACATTAGTTGAAAATGTAGATAAAGCTTCTGTTATAGTTAATCTGTATGCATTGTTAGCATACACACCAAAAGCAGTAGCTCCATTAGTAGCATCTGTTCTAACTAATAAACCTTGCCCTCCAGCATTTGTATTTAATACTCTACTTGCCCAAGTTGTAGAGTTATCTTGTGTGTCTAATTTAAAACTAGGACTTGCACCTACACCAAGTGAACCAGTTATTGTTCCACCTGTTAAAGGTAGTTTATCATCACTAATAGCAACTAATGAAGGAGTAGCTCCTGCTGCTGCAGTAGTTCCATCACCTATGTACAATTTTTTAGTAGTGGTATCGTATATTGGTTCACCAGCAGAGGGTGTTCCTGCGTTACTGAGATTTGAACCTCTTCTAAATTGTATTTTATTTATTTGTGCCATTAATAGGTTCCACAGTCAATGGTCATACTTGTTATTGAGCCAAATCCTCCAGAATTGTTTGAACCTTTGAGACTTCCTAATTGTAATGTATCATAATCAAAATATGTATTTGTAACATCTACTGTAGTTGTTGGTTCAGAATTTACACCATGAAATAACATCCATTGAGATGCAGATTGGTCCCATACAAAACCTCTATAATAAGTTCCAGAGCCTCCACCTTCATCTGCTACATATTTAGAATAAATTCCAGTATCAACTGTATTGCCAGTTGCTTCACTATTTAATTTAATTAAAGTATCTTCTGCAACAATTGTGCTACTAGAAATATTTGTTGTTGTACCATTTATAGTAAGATTTCCATCAATTACCATATCTTTTAATACTTTAAATCTTTCTGCACCATTTTGTGTATCAAAAGAAGCAATGTTTTCCCAACCACCAGAACCATCAGAAGATCTAAATACTAAAGCATTTGCTTGATTGTCTTGTAATGTCCAATTAGGACTTACAGTTGCAGAGCTTATATCACCTTTAATTGATAAACCACCAGAACCACCTATTTCATTTACAGTTATATCTATTTGTCCAGTTCCACTATTCCAAGCTGCAGTTGCATCCCCAGCAAATATTCCAGATTTAATATCTGTACCATCACCAATAATAAATTTATTACTGCCATTTGCTGTAAAATCTATTGTACCACTTGCATCTGAGGTT